CCGAAGAGGTGGCGAAATGGTCCAGGCGTCGAAAGCTGGCGGTAATGATCGATGATTTTGCCCAGGAAATCCGAACCGATGTTAGTTTCGACCCGGACAGGATCGCCGATGAAATGTCCTCAGCGGCTTTGATTGTTGGCGATATGGGCAGCGACAGCCAAAAAGATTGCGAACAGATCGTTTTCGCAAAAATCGAGAAACTAGAGGCCCTTCGCAAGGCTGGCAAATCGCCAGTACTTAAAACTGGAATACCGGCTTTCGATGCGATGCTCATGGGCGGTATGCCTAACGGGTATATTACCATTGGGGCGCGGCCGTCGATTGGCAAATCGGCTCTTGGAATGGAGGTTGCCTTGAGGGTGGCTCAGGTTGAAAAAGTGCCAACGCTATTCGTCTCGGTCGAAATGTCGCTCGATGATTGCGGGTCCAGGCTGGCCCTTCGGGATACATCCGCGACGATGCAAGATCTAAACTACCTGAGTTTCACAGATGCCCAGCTAAGCGAAATGATGGGGACGCTCTACGCTTTCAAGGGCGTGCCTTGCGAGGTCTGGCATTGTCCAGGGGCATCGATCGCGAAGATTGAAAGCCGAATCCGAACCGACATGGCAAAGCGCGGGACCAAACTTGTAGTGATTGACTACATTCAATTGGTCAAGGCCCAAAAAGGAATATCGGATCGGCGGCTACAAGTCTCGCACGTATCGAATGAGATCGCCCGAATGAGCAAGGCGTATGACATATCAATTATATCGCTAGCCCAGGTTGGCAGAACCGCCGAGGGGCAAATGCCAACGCTAGCGGACTTAAAGGAAACAGGGTCAATTGAGGAAGATTCGGACGTTGTTTTGTTTCTCCATCGAGAGGACAGGGGCAGCGAATCAATGACCTGCCAAGTCGGAAAATTTCGTAACGGTCGAATCGCAGCGTGTGATTTGAAAATGTTGCGGGGTAAGGTTGTTGGGATGGAAGAACGTAACGGTAACTTTAACGATTTCTAAAAAGGGCTTTTTAATGAACAAGCAGCAGATGGAAGACAGAGAACAATTCAGGCGGTACGCAGAGGCGGCGTTAAGCGGGATGACCGAAGCAGCAAGGCCTTTTGATGACGTAGCGGAGGAGGCTTTTGCGCAAGCAGCGGCCATGATGCTATTTGAGAGTCGATACTGGGAGCAGTATCAACTGCTAGCCCTTGAAGCAATCACAAGCGAAGAAAGGGCACGCCATGAGCAAGGATCCTAAACAACCATTTTGCACGGGCCAGAGGGCGTCTATAATCGCCCTGGTCCGGCGTGAGGCCAGCTTAGCGGGTGTTTCGCTAAGTGCGTTTGTTGAGGCGGCTATCGCGTCGTATTGCGAAGCTCTAGAGCAAGTTAGGCAAGAGGAAAGGAAGGTGAGGAAATGACTCAGCGTAAATTCAAACCCGAGACCCGAGGCGGCTACTGGGTGCGTAACGTCCGAGAAAGAGAATTATTAAGTTACCCCCTAGAAGCCGAGATCGGCAATCATACAGGCAATCCACCGAGCGACGACCCGCTAGACTGGCACTGGGAGATTTTCCTAGAGGACGGATCGTACTCTTTCGACAGCAACCAATCCCCTTTCGACCTAGTAGAGGAAACAGAATGAGCGACCCAATCAACCCAAAGCACTACAAGCACTTGCCCGCTGAGGCGATCGATATCATCGATGCAGCGATCGAAGGGGCACCTAGTCCACAGGCGGCAGCGGCTCAAAGTCACTTGCTAGGTTATGCACTCAGGGCGAACCAGAAAGGCCAATTAGCGATCGATGCAGGCAAGGCCGAATGGTACGCGGCTAGGTGGTTAAAGGCGATCCGTGAAGCAGAGGCGAAGGCGAGCGGAGCGAATGAAACGCCGATCGGTGAGCCCGACCAAGATGATCGTCCCCATGATTTCAAGGTTGGCGACGCGGTTATCAGTTGGCATGGTCAAGAGGGCGTTATCGAGGCGATCAACCTAATCGATGATTTCCCGATAACTGTTAGGCATTCAATCCGAGAGCAGGTGTCCTACAAGCTCGGAGGCGTCAAGAAAAAGCACGATGAGCCACCCCCCAAGCGATACCGCGAACCGACGCAAGCCGATTTGCGGAACGGGCCGGTATGTTGCGAGGTTCGAGACTGGGACAGCGAGCAATGGAAGGTTAGGCAGCTAATTCAGATCCATAAGTCCCATCCCTTTCGGTTCGTCTGTAAGAATGAGACCTGCGACAACCCGCTAAACTGGAATCAATGCCGAATCGAGGTGACGGAATGAGCATCTACATCGGCGTTGACCCTGGACCCGAAGAGCATGGCGTAGTTTGGTACGACTCAACCTCCAAGCGGGTTATCCGATCCGAGAATTCGATCACAACGAACCTGGTCCCGTTGCTATTCGATTTTGATGGCATCGTTGCTATCGAGTGGATCGAGTCCTACGGCATGGCGGTCGGAAAGTCGGTTTTCGAGACATGCCTTGAAATCGGTCGGCTAGTCGATGCCCCCAAGCAACTGAGACTGATACCCAGGCGGCTAGTCAAGCTCCACCTATGCGGGACGATGCGAGCCAAAGACCCAAACATCCGGCAAGCGTTGATCGACAAGCTAGGGACCGTAGGCACAAAGAAAAACCCAGGGCCATTGCACGGAGTTTCAGGGCATCTTTGGTCAGCCCTGGCAATCGCGGTCTATGCGGCGGAATGTGTCGAAAGCGAGCCGGAGTACAAGCCGAGGCGGTGACCCGTAAGAAAAACACCCTAAAAAATCTTTCCAGATTCTTTGATTCATGTTTGACAATCGGATTGACGATGATACAATTTAGGGACAAGCGACGCACAACGCGACGCGGGACACTAACCGGAGACGATGACAGATGACGACAGCAACACAACGCAGGGCAAAAGTTGGCGGCGAAATTGGAGCCAATGGCGAATGGTACGAAGGCGGCAAGTTCATCAACACCGTAGCAAACAACGGCAAGGGTAAGGGCAGCAAGAAATCGACGGGCAAGCAAGAAATCGCCCCCTACAAATGGGAAGTAGCCCCGAACGATGAGCGAAGTATCTACAGCCAATTCCGAGGCGTTTTCGGGACGATCCAGAACGATAAGGCGATCCTTGCCTATGGTAGCGACGTAGAGCGATTGCATCACGTTTTGGCTTACTACGGATGGACCGTTGCAAGTGCTCAAAGGCTTCTCGACATGTGGAACGACGGCCAACGATGGATTTCTGTTGATAACCTGCGAACGATGAACCGATAAACCCCCAACAGCCAATGCCGGGATAGGCTCCGGCAAATGGAGGAATGAACGATGGCAAAACACAGAGGCGGCGGCGATGGGTGCTCGATTTGCGGGGCGGCGATCAGCTTGAAAGCGATCAATTCCCACAAGTGCAATCCGAGGGTGCTAGCGGCGATCGACGCGGCGCACGCAAGAGGCGATGACTGGGAACCGCCGGACAATCGCACAGAGTCAGATCGAATCGCGGAGGGTTCCGGGATGCTCAGAATGGCAGGGGATGACGAAGGAGAATGACCAAATCCAAACGCGGCGGCAAACGCAAGGGGGCAGGGTCCAAGCCCAAGCCGATCAGCGAATCCAAGCCGATCCAAAAGGGCTTTCGGTGCTCGATGGAGGTGGGTGCGTTTCTGGCCGAAGTCGGGACGGGATTCATCGAGGATGTAATTCGGGTTTCGGAGGCGTTCGAAAGGTGGAGCAAAGGGGGCAAGAAATGAGCGATCAAAACAAAGGGCCGGTTTACGGCGTGCCACTGCCGACGCATCTGGATTTGCCGGGTGGCAGGCAGCAGGAACTACCTAGGGCATGGGAGCTAGATTTGCTTATCGTGACTGGAGCTGCGATCGGATCCAAGACCGTTGCATCCTTGGAAGTTGCCCTATCCCTAGTCGCGGCAATTGATCGCGGTGGCTACGACGTTTCGGCTTGCATGATTTGCCAAGAGCTAGTGGTTTGCATTCCAGACGGGCTAGCGATGTGCCGGCCATGCGCGGAAAAGGCAGGGGGCTAACGTGGAAAATCCATTCGATGAAGAATTCCAGCAAGACGCGATGGGCGCGGTAGCTCTGCTTGTGGCGATTGTTGGCGGTGTGATTTCAGGTCTTCTGGTTGCGTACTCATGGTCCAATTGGTTCGAGTTGTTCAAGGGGCTGTGGCAATGACCAGTTCCGCCGAGTACATCCGCTTACACGGCCATTCCGACGACTACGAGCCAAGTCCGGCCGTCGAGCCATGCGGACATCCGGCAGGATCGCTAGGTAAGCTGGAGGCGATGCGGATCAGGGCGGAAGCAGGTCAGAGCCTTTGGCATCCCCGAGACTGCGACGCGATGGCAAGCCCGGCGGAAAGTCAAGCGATGAGCGACCATGTCATCTGGTACGCACGGGAGACGAAGTACAGCAACCGGCTAGGCTCTTGACTCCGGCCGGATTTTGTGCGTTAATTGGGCATCCATTTTTACAGGGGTGCTCCATGCGTTTTAACGACATTCTGAAATCCAAGCGAGTTTGGGCCGTTATTGGCACGATCGCGGTGGTGGTCCTCAAGGATCGGACTAGCCTTTCCGAGCAACAGATCCTCGAAATCGTCGCTCTTGTCTCTGCTCTTGTGGTGGGGGATTCTCTCCGGCCAGTTGCACCCAAGCCCGATGAGGTGGCAAAGTGACATTCCTCGAACGACTTCAGGCAGCGGCCAAGACCCACGAGCCACTTTTCGCCGAATGCTACGCCGAGGCAGGCGGGCGGCCACTTAGGGCTAGGCTCAAATTAGGCAAGCGGCTTTTCGCAGCGTTCCGAAGCGAAGGCAGCTACGCACTAGATCCGGCGACGATCGCTATGATTTTCGCTCTGATTAAATTGGCGATCGAGGTTTGGAAGTGGGCCAAGGACAACGGCTATCTTGCTTCCTACCTTTACCAGGAAGCCCCGATGCAGGCCATGCTACTGCGAGCCTATAACGCAGGCGAGTACCCCGAAACGATGGCAGTCCCGGCAATGCTCAACGACATGCTGGACGATGCGATTGGCAAAGACGACGAATAGACCCCTAGCCAACCCGAACTTTACCGCGATTTATTAGGGGCTCGGTGAGTTGGCTCGGGGCTAAAATGGAGTGAACGATGGCAGATCCGAAACCAGCAGAGACAAACTACCTCCCCTTGATTTTGATCGGGGCGGTGTTGTTTTTTGCCCTACGCCAACCAAGTGAAGGGGGTGATCCATCTAGGCCGGCGGGGGTCGAAAGCGTGGTTAGGCAGACGATCCCCAATATCCGCCAAGCCTATCGCGATACCTTCATGGAGGCGGCTAAGCTCATCGAATCCGGGGATATCAAAGACCAAGAGGCTTGGACTGCATTCGTCAAGGAAAACGCGGGAGCGAAGCAAAAAGAAGCTATGAACGCGGTTTACGCGGCCATCGACGAACTAAAGCTCCCGGTATCGTTTGCCGGCAAGGAAAAAGAGATTGCAGAATTGAACAGAAGGATTGGAGGGGCGTGGTAATGGAAGGAATCGACGTTTTGGCTTGGTTCGTTGTGAAGTTGCTTTTCCTCATGGGCGGCGTCGGATTCGTCGCAATGCTCTTAGCCCTCGCGGGGCTAGTGTTCTATGCGGGCTATGTCGTCGGCGGCTTGAGACGCAAAGAGCGACCAATGGGCCATGCGAAACTCGACCACATCAAATACGATATCCAGCCCGACGGGAGCTTAGGCCCTGGGGATAATCGCAACTTGGAGGGGCCAGAGTGAAGACAGCGAGGCGGTGCTTAGCGTGCTCGATTCTGCTTGCGGTGTTCATCGCGGCCTACCCGTTTGCCTTGATTCGCGTAGCAGTCAATTGGCTTTTCGATTCGCTCGCTTGCCCGCTTCTCGACAGCCTGGAGGTAATCATCGATGAGTGAATTTACCGGCTACGATCCACAGCTAGAAAATCGCGATGAGATCAGATCAACATCGGTTTCGATGGGGTTTGCTTACGGCGATTACAACGCGCCCGAAGAGGTCGACCCTCGGCCGTTTATGCGACATGACAAGCAGCTAAATATGAGTTCGTGCCAGGGGTTCAGCCTAGCGAATGCTTGCGAAGGCGTTTGGGCGTTATCGCAGGGGTTCAAGCCTGAAAATCAACTATCAAGCCTATTCGCCTACCTTGAATCGCAGCGACTCGATGGCGGTAGGCTATTCGGGGTCGATAAAGGATCGACGATCAACAGCGGTCTCAAAGTGGCTACTACGATCGGCATGTTACCTGAGGCGGAATTGCCCTATCGGACCCCGTATCCGAACAACGCTCGAACGATTGTAACCGATGCCATGCGGGCCAAGGCTAGCCCCTATAAGATTCGGTCTCACACTTGGTTGGAATCATACGATCAGATCTTTCAGTACCTAGCCTCAGGCGTCGGCGCCGTGCATACCGGTACGCTTTGGAACGATTCGTTCTACAGCCAAAACGGCGTGCTTGAGTCGGTCAATCTTCGCGGCGGCGGCGGACACGCTACGGCATGGCTTGGGTACTCAAAGCGGAAAGACTCCAAGGGCCGTAACTACATTTGGCGATTGAACAGTCACGAAGACTCATGGACGGAAATTGCCCCATCGGTTATCGACGCTCTTTGTCGTCACGAATACACATCAATCGTTGGCGTCTCGGACCTATCGACGCCAGGGCCCCGGGAAGTTAAATGGTTAAAGGATAGGCCATTAGGATGAAAGAATCAGGAGGGCCGGTAATTATGGTGCTAGGATTGTTTACGCTGCTTTGGCTATTCTCAGAAAACCCCGCAAAGGTCGAGCCTATACCGGTCGATGGGCTCATCGAGGTTATGCAGCGAGCAAGCGAAACGATGGAAATCCAGCATGATCACGAAACAGATTTCGCGATCATCGACCATATTGCCGACGCCAACAAAAAGGTCAACTATCCGGAAATACCGGATAGTTCGCCCAGTGACAAGCACGAAAAGGCAAAGCGGGAAATCATAATCTTTACGCGGCCAAACTGCCCCCCATGCGATCAATGGAAGCGATGCGAACAACCTCGATTCGAGGCTGACGGATGGGCAGTTGCCTATTGCGATCAACACGACTTCGGGCTCACTCCGCACTTTTCAATCGAGAAAAACGGCAAGCAGTACGACTACAAAGGCTACCTTTCATTTGGCAAGATCGACGAGGTGACGCGGTGAACTTGATTTTGGCTCAACTATCTCAAGAGGCTCAACTAGGCGTCACGACAGCGGCGATCACTACAATGGGCGGCGTAATTGCTACGCTGTTTTTGTGGTTGATGAAGGCTCAGGCGAACTACTCCGAGAAGGCTGACAAAAACTACGAGGCGTGCAAAGAAGACCGAAAAGCTCTTTGGGATCAAGTTGGCATATTAAACACAAAGGTGGCTTCGCTACTGGAGGGAAAACGGCATGAGTAATGCACTTCTCGACGAACTACGGAAACCAGAATACGCAAGCCTTAGCGACCAAGCGGCAGCCGATGCGATCAACGCAAAGACGGTAGCGGTACGCGTCTTGGTGGACCTTTGGCAGATCGAAGAATACGCAAGGCGGAATGGAATCCGCCAATTGCTTAAGCGAGCCGAAGGAAATGCACAGCACCCTTGCCAGGGAATCGCGATCGATATTTTGGCTTACATCACATCGCCCAGGACCGAGAAGCTAGACGTTGACCTAGCCGAGACCCAAGCGATGTTCGGGGCTATGGTTTCTTGCGGCTTTGCTACTGAGGCCAATGTCGGCGAAATGATGGCCCTAGCCGACCAAGCCGTGCGATGGGTCGACCATTACGGGCACGGCAATCAGTCCGCCGATTCGGTCCGAGTCGCTCGGGATGAGCTAAGCGGATTGACGGCTAGGAGGCAAGGGCTGCTTGCATCGGGCTCGACTCGATGGAATGCGTTTGCATCGGCGGTTGACAATCTTAAAGTCGGCGACCCGGACCCCAATTTATAATGGCAATTAGCAGAGTCAGTTCAGCAACCGCCAACACTACATCAGTCTCCATCGGCACGCATGCGGCTGGGGACACGATCATTATTGCCGGTTATCGTGACGGCAACAACGCGGGACCAACTATACCGACTGGCTGGTATCAACTTTTCTCCGGCGGCGGAAACTCGACGGGGTTTTCGGTTGCCTATAAAATCGCAACATCGGGCAGCGAGACGAGCGGAACATGGGCTAGCGCGACTTCGCTACATGCGATTGTTTACAGACCCGCAACCGGCAAAATTATCGTACCGAAATACTACAGCGGAAACAGTGCATCTAGCGTCTCGGTTAATATCGCGGGTCAGGTAGTTGGCACGTTTGAAAACGGCAGCGACGACCTTTGGCTTTTGGCTTTCATCGCCCAGCGGAACTCAAACAATTCGCTAAACACAGCGACTTGGACAGGCCTCACAAACGTATCAAGTTCAACTGACGGATCTAGCTGGCAATTCGTTGGCAACGACAGCAACGCAACGCGAACAACGGCATGGGCCAGCACTACGGCAACGGTGGCTAACTCGGCGGCGTGGCAGACTCGTCTGTTCGGTCTCCAGGAAGTACCGCACCTATCGACTGGCGGCGGTGGCGGATTGATCTTATCTAGAGCGATGAATGGAGGCTTGCTTTGAGTCTGAACAAACGTACGAGAGGTAAGACTCAGTTTTCAACCCCGTTTTTCTTTGTCGATACATCGAGCGCGACTGGTGGCGGATTGAGCGGCGTAACGTCGGCATCTCCCGGTTTGGTAATGGAATACCGAAGGCAAGGCCAATCGACCTGGACAAACTTTACACCGCAATCAGGCAAAACGCTCGGCAGTTACTTATCGGGCGGTATCGTTGCGGATACTGGGCTGGACGGCGCGTATGAAGTCGATTTTCCCGATGCGGCTTTTGCGTCTGCGGCTGGGGTCGAATGGGTGCAGTTACGGGTTCGAGGCGTGACAAATATGCTCGCAACAATCTCAGTCATCGAGCTTGACGCGGTTGACTATCAGGATGCGGCAGCGTTTGGGTTGTCGCGGATCGATGCGACTATCGGATCTCGAAGCACTTATGCAGGCGGACCAGTGGACAGCGTGACTGGGGCAGTTGGGTCAGTGGCATCATACGGAACTCTTGTTAGCGACATCACCACATCGGTTTGGTCGGCAGGAACTCGAACGCTAACTGGATTCGGTACGCTAGTCAGTGACGTTGCGACGGCGGTATGGAGCGCAGCAACTAGGACGCTGACGGCATTCGGCTTTAATGTCAATCTGACGCCCAATACTGGCCTTGGCGATCAAAACGGATCGGTGGCTACGGTCAACACGGTGCTTGAATTGGGCCAAAATGCACTTTCGGCCAACGGCGCGTCAAACGAGGTAGCAGAAGCCGTCTGGGACGCTCCGTACAATCAACACACGACAGCGGGCAGCTTCGGTAAGTTGATGGACATTTTACGGAAAGCTAATACCGTCGTTGAGGGTACAGTGACCTCGGCAGTCACCCCAACGGCAACAAGCTTTTCGAGTAACGTCAACTACCCAACCGGGGCCTTCAAGCACGCTGTTTTGGTATTCGTAAACTCGGCGGCAATCGATGAGCAGAACAGTCCAATTCTTGGCTATGTCAATACCAATGGGGTGTTCACGGTCGAGGAGGCTTTTACCGTCGCTCCGACCGTTGGCGATGAGTTTATCATCGTGCCAACCAATCACGTTCATTCAATCGCGGCAATCGTGGCAGCGGTGCTAGGTCAGGCTACGTCGACCTCTGCGTACGATGCGGGCGATGTTGGTTATGTTCTTCGGCAATTGTTCGGCATGATCGAAAGCGACGGGGCTGGCGGTTGGCAGTACACGGCTGACGCGCTCGACCAAGCCCCTGCCGGCGGCGGTGGCGGCGGAACAGATTGGACAGCCAATGAGCGGACAGCGATCAGGGCTATCCTTGGCGTTCCTACCAGCGGGACTACGCCGACCGATCCGACTACGGGGATTCTCGACACCATTCGAGATAGCATTGGCGGATCCAGCACGATCAACGTCTACCCCGTTTCGGCATCGACCCCAGAGCGTGTAGCAGGGACGACGATAACTTACTACCGAAACGAAATCAGAACAGTATCGGTGGTAACTGGCTTCGCACTGACGAGCCTAACGCTAGTGTTTGTGATCGAGGACGCTGAAGGCACTGACTTGCTTTCGATTCCTAACTCGTCGATCAGTCGATCAGACAAGACTTTTACGGTGTCGATAGGTACGGCCGTAACCGCGACAGTCAGCAACTACAGATGGTCTCTTCGCGACATTACAGGCGGTACCAACAGTGTCATTGCTAGAGGCGTCCTAACGGTGCAGGAGGCGGGCTAGTGCCTAGACTTTGCAGGTGCGGAAAGATAGTTGCCGATCGATGCGAATGCCAAGGTGGGGCGAGCACGCAACGCAGGGACACAACCGGAGAGGGGCACGGCACGGATCATCGCAAGGCGTCGGAGCGATACAGGGCCAACCATCCGCTATGCGAGCGGTGTGTCATGTTGTGGGGTGCGATGGATGCCAAGCCATCGAGGGATATGCACCACATTCATTCGATCCAATCAGCACCGCAACTACGGATGCAGGAATCTAATTGGCTTGCTGTTTGTGGCCCCTGCCATGAGGCTGTAGAGGGCCTGCCGATCGAGGGTCAAAGGATCAAGGCTTGGAGTCGCGATGCGTATAACGCGACGCTAGAGGGGTCCAGCGGGTCAAAGCCGGGGGTACTCGAAAAGTCCAATTACCCCCTGGCCGATCTGTCGCAATCGCTTCCGTGTGGCTCTCCAAAATTGGGGGTTGCATCATGGTAAAGGGCCGAAAACCGCTCGCTAACGCCGTCAAAGAGGCCTCTGGTGCTTTCGGTAAGCACCCTGAGCGACGCAACGCAGATGAGCCAAAACCGAAGCTAGGCAGGCCAAGGATCCCCGATGCCGTCGAAGATGACCCCGTTGCCAAGTCTCGTTGGCATTGGGTTTGCGATCAACTTGAATCGATGAACTTGCTAGCCGTGACCGACCAAGGGCTGATTGCGGGCTATTGCCTCGATTACTCGATGATGCTGGCCCTTTGGGAAGTCATTAAGGGCGGACAAGTCTCCGACATGGACGAAAAGGGGCGAACGAAACTCAAGCCCGAGGCCAATCAGTTCCATACCTATTCCGATCGAATCCTAAAACGTGAAGCGGAGTTAGGGTTGACCCCATCAAGCCGTTCGAGACTCAAGGCCCCACAGTCGGAAGAAGAGGACGAATTTGCCCAGTGGCTAGCGAGGTCGACAAGTTGATTGCATCGGGCATCCCTTTGCGAGTCGAGGACTATTGCCAGGCTGTCGAAGACGGTTCTATCGTTGCCTGCGATCGCGTCAAAGATGCCGTATTGCGATTTCGGCTGGATATGCAGCGGCAATCGACGCAAGATTTCCCGTACTACTTCGACGCGGTTAAGGCTGCTTCGGTTTGCGAGTTCTTCCCGCTCATCCTTCGGCATTCCATCGGCGAATATGCGGGCAAACCTTTAACGCTTGAGGACTGGCAGCTATTCGGGCTGTGGAACATCTTTGGATGGCGGCGCGATGAGGATCGCACTCGACGATTCCGCAAAGTCTATTGGTCGATGGCACGGAAGAACGGCAAGACTACATTCGTTGCAGGCCTTTGCCACTACCTAGCAATGGCCGACATCGACCCTCGAACGGGCAAGCCTGAGGCGGTAGGGCAGATCCTATTGACGGCGACGAAAAAAGAGCAAGCCAATATGGCCTACGGCGAATGCGAGCGGATGATTGATCAATCCAAGACGATGCAAAAGCGTACCGACGTTCGTAACGAGACGATAACCTACACTCACAACGGCAGCTATATTCGCAAGGTGTCTTCGGATAAACCTTTCGACGGATTGAATCCGCATTGCGTCGTTATGGATGAGGTTCACGCATGGGGCCAGCACCATCGGAAGTTTTACGATACGATGGTGACGGGCAGCGGCTCACGGTCCCAACCGCTCCACATCATTATCACGACCGCGGGCGATGATAAGTCACAGTTGTGGCTTGAGGAATACGATTACGCGGTAAATGTCGTCTCAGGTATTCACAAGGATGAAACGCTATTCGCTTTGATCTACGAACTAGACAAGAACGACGACTTCGAAGATGAATCGACCTGGTTGAAGTCCAATCCGAATCTAGGCGTATCGGTCAAGGCTGAATACCTTCGCGAACAGGTCAATAAATTTCGTCATACCGCAATCGGGCGAAACCTACTCGACAGGTTCCACGGCAACCGGATTGTTTCGTCGATTGAAAAAGCATTCAACCTTGAGGACTTCGAGAAGTGCGTTAAACCTTACTCGGATTGGTCACAGGCTGACGGCTACGGGGCTGGCATTGACCTTGGAGCACGCGACGACTTGGCGGCTTACGCTACTTGCGCCCGGTTCCCGGTCGACATTGACGACAAGGGCAAGACGGTGTACCGGTACGAGATCCGAACCAAGGCTTACATCGCATCGAACAGCAACCGAGACCTTACGGCGATGCCTTTCAGCCAATTCATTTTCGATGAGGAGATCATCAAGGCCGATTACCCCATCGAGGACTTAACCGAATCGCTCTTGGCCGACCTTGAGGCTAACGACATCGGAACAGCGGCATACGATCCGTACAACGGACAGCAACTCGGAGAGAAACTTACCAAGGCAGGCGTAACAGCGGCCAGGATGGCACAGAACCAAGCCAACTTCAACGAAGCAATTCGGGACTTTATCAAGTTAATGCAGGACGGGCGGCTAGTATTTGCCGATTCAAAGCTACTGCGTTGGTGTGCCAACAATGCTATAATCTGCAAGGATCGCCAAGATAGATGGATGTTCGATAAAGCGAAAAGCAAAGACAAGATCGACCCAATCGTTGCGGCGGTAATGGCCTATAGGATTGCAAGCCTACAGCCTGAGCGTTCGTCTGGTAGTCTCTACGTCACTTAGGAGGGGGCAAGATGGCAAGCATGCTTGAGCGAATGATTCAATGGGGCGGTTACGCATGGGACTTGACGACCAAGAAGCTGACCGTCAAAGAGGCTCTTTCGGTCCCTCCGGCTTGGTACGCGCACAACAAACTAACCGGGGATTTCGCACGGCTACCGATCGACGTTAAGCGGGTCCAGGGCAAAGGGGCTGTCAACGACACGAAGCACGACGGCTACAGGCTCTTGAGGGAGCGACCAAACAAGATTCAGAGCCCTACCCAGTTCAAGGCTCAAATACTTTCCCATGCCTTACTCAAGGGCAATGGCAGGGCGGCAATTATCCGCAATGGCCTAGGCGTCTCCGAGCTTATCCCCATGATGCCAGAGCAAACGATAACATTGATCCACGAGGGCGAAAAGTATCACGCCTACAAGCCCGAAAGAGACACCAAGAAAGAACTGTTTGACACCCAAGAACCGGACAAAAACGGCTACATCATTTTCCGCGACGATGATGTCTTGCACATAAACGGTTTTTCGTATGATGGCGTCGAGGGGCTAGGCTTGCTGGACATCGCCAACAGCACTTTCGGAACGTCTTACGAAGCTGGCAAGTTCCAAAACAACCAGACGAAAAAAGGCTTTCGTGGCAAGTTGATTTTGCAGGCCCCTCCGGCGGCGTTTCGCAAGGCTGAAGACGCCAAGGAATTTATCGACCAATTCAACGCATCGGAGCTAGGCAGCGACAACGCGGGAAAGGCCGGGCTCTTACGCGAAGGCATCACGGCCAACGCAATTTCAATGAGCAATAACGACGCTCAATTCGTCGAGCTTCAAAAGTTCAACCGCCAGGATATCGGGATGCTCTTCGGGCTCGATTCGATGCCAGGGGACGGCGAAACGGATAGCTACAACTCAAGGGAGCAGGCAGCTATTGCTTACTTGCAATGCTTGGACCGATGGCTAGTCCAGTTCGAGGAGCAGTGCGACATGAAGCTGCGAACGCCAACCGAGCAGCGGCTAAACAAGACCTTTTTTAAGTTCAACACGGCAGCAATCCTGAGGACCGACCTGAAGAGCACCATCGATGCGTTTTCGATTGCTATTTCGTCGCGGATCATGAACCCCAACGAATGCCGATCGAAGCTAGACCTAAACCCCTACACGGGGGGCGATGAGTTTATCAACCCGAATATCCAATCGGCTGGGGGCAGCAAGGGCGATTCTAGCGACGACGAAGACCCAAGCGACGACCAGGACGAAGACGACAGCCAGGACGACACGCAAACCCAGACTAGGAACGCTAGGGCGGTCGACGAGACGCTACGAAGCCTAATCCGAACTGAGGCCAACAACGCAACCAACGCGGCTGGAAAGGCCCAATTTGTGGCCTGGATTGGCAAGAACTACCCCAAGTGGGAAGCCAAGTTAGCTGATAAGATCGAAGCGATCGGACTTGACCGGGATTTGGCTCGGGTCCATTGCCAAGAATCGACTCGGCAACTAGCAGAACTTGCGGCCAAGCATGGGCCGAAAGACCTGAAAAACGCGGTAGAAAACACGGTTAAAGGCTGGGAAAACAGGCTATTTGCTTTGAAAGGGCAGAAGAATGATTGAAGTCTTGAACGAAACCAACGAAATCCTACTGACGGGCATCGTAGGCGATGGATGGGACGAGGATCCGATCACAACTAAGGGGGTATCGAAAGCCTTGAAAGGCTTCGGCGCCAATGCGGTGACGGTTCGGATCAACTCCCCAGGAGGCGCGGCCGATGAGGGTATAGCGATCTACAACCTACTCAAGAACCACAGCGGGGAAGTCACTACGATCAACGACAGCCTAGCGGCATCGGCGGCTAGCGTGATTTTCCTTGCGGGGTCCAAGCGACTTATGAACGATGGCTCTAGGGTAATGATCCATCGGGCTATGAGCATTGCTTTTGGCAACCAAGAAGAGATCCGCAAGACGCTGCAGGCCCTTGAGGCTTACGACGCTTCGCTACTGGACATTTACAGCCAATACCTACTTAACGACGACAGGCCCGCTATCGAGGCCATGTTATCGGCTGAAACTTGGTTCGACATCGACGGGGCTATCGAATCGGGATTGGCAACGGCTCGATACACCAAAGACAACGGCGAACGGAAGAAAAAGAAAATGACCTCGCAATTCGACAAAGCGAAATCGAATTGGCTACGGTCGAAGATGGCACAATTTACGCGGGGTCTAGGGCAATGATCTACACAGTGGAAAATACTGTTAAGGGCAAACTGGGTAACGTGCGAGTGTTTGACGCAAACGGCGAAGAAATACGTTTTGTTTTGCGTGCTGACGATGTTACTGGCGAATGCACTGTCTACAGAACTCGAACCGATAAGCCTGGAGTTCCGCTTGTGACGCGGGATTATCGACTGGTAAAGCGTCGCATCATTTGCAAGCCACCTTTGCGAGTCGTCTCAGAGAAGGCCCTTGACTCGGCGAAATGACCATGCTAAGGTTTTAGAGCCTGAGCGAAAGCCTCACGCAACTTGCAACTGATTAGCGGCAAGACTCACGGTTCAATTTTTTGTCCCGTGGCAGTCATGCCGCTACTTTGGTTTAACGACTGCCACAACTCACAGGAGCAGTCGGAATGAAAACTAGCAAGCAATTGCAAGGCGAGATCGAAGCACTACAGGCCAAAGTATCGGCCATCCAAGCGGTAGCACAGCAAGACAACCGCGACCTTTTGGCAGACGAGCAAGCCGAGATTGATTCGATCGTCGGCGATGACAAGAACCCAGGGCAGATTGCCAACCTTGCCAAAGATCGGGAGCGAGCCATTCGCATCGAGTCGATGGTCTCGAACGCGGCTCGGGATGTTCGCCAAACTCAGAGCGACCAAGAGACGACCCCAAAAGCGTTCAAGATCCCTGCGAAGGCCAAGGCTACGAGGCCCCTGGTAGCGTTTCGCGGCGACGATGCCGAGATGGACGCTTACCGCTCTGGCAAGTACATCCTTGCGACGATCTACAACGATCCCAGGGCCAAACAATGGTGCTTGGATCACGGCGTCCAGAACGTAATGAGCGGAAGCGATGACCTTCGCGGCGGTACGCTTGTCCCCCCTGAGTTTGAAAACGCGGTTATCGCCCTGTTCGAGAGCTACGGCATCATTCCGCGATACTCCCGCAACTACCCGATGGCATCCGATACTCTTTCGGTTCCTCGGCAATTGTCGGATGTTACGGCATACGCTGTTGGCGAATCCGACGAAATCACGGCCAGCGATGCGACCTTCAGCCCGGTCAACTTGGTTGCTCGTAAGTTCGGTACGCTTACCCGCGTTCCAAGCGAATTGAACGACGACGCGGTTATCTCAATCGCCGACATGCTTGCTACTTCGATCGCTCGGGCTCAAGCCTTGCGAGCCGATACGGCTGGTTTCCTCGGCAACGGCGAAGCAGCAAACCACGGCGTTCAAGGTCTCGCAAACGTCCTCAATGCGGGATCCGTCGTTACGGCAGCAGCCGGGCAAAACACGATGGCAACCCTCACCATTGCGGTGTTCCAGGAGGCGGTAGGAAAGCTACCAGACTTCCCGGGTATCAACCCAGTTTGGTTCTGCCACAAGGCCATTTGGTCGAATGTCCTAGGGCGATTGCAAATCGCTGCCGGCGGCAACAACAAGGAAGACCTCGGGCAAGGGCCAGTAACGTCTTTCCTGGGTTACCCGGTCGTCTTTGTCAATGTCATGCCAAAGACCGTTGGGGCCTCAACCAAGTTCGCTTACTTCGGCGATTTGGCCCTCTCGGCTACCCTCGGGATGCGTCGTCGATTGTCGATCGCAGCGGATGCCTCGCGGTACTTCGAGCTTGACCAGATCGCCTATCGCTCAACCATGCGATGGGATTTCAACTGCCATGAGCGCGGAACGGCTAGCGAAGCCGGGCCAATCTTGTCCCTCGTTTCGGCGTCCTAACCAACCAATTAAAGAAAGAAGGTGACATTTTGAACGAACTTCAACACTGCAAATTTGTTTCGGCCGTCAAGCCGGGGGCGTTGATTGATAACAACACGGCCACGGCTGACGTTATTGACTGTCGAGGGTTTGACTACGCAACAGTCGTAGTCCAGCTTGGTGCTACCGACATCGCATTGACGGCCCTCAAGGTTCAGAACAGCGCGACTAGCGGCGGATCCTATGCCGATATTACCGGGGCGACCTTCGCGGGCGGTTCAGGCCTTGGAGGGGCTACCCTGGCCCTTCCATCGGCAACCGACGACGGCCAAACATGCGTCTTCCAGATCGACCTTCGCGGGCTCGATCCGTTCCTGAAGCTTGTCGCGACTTTTGGCGATGGGACATCAGGCGGCTACATCGCTGCGGTTGCAATTTTGAGCCGGGCTAAGTTCCCTCCGATCACTTCGGCGGCAACGGCTGACGGTGACGTTTGCTTGGTTGTCTAGTATGGCAATCGAGTTACTTAAAGAATGGAGAGGCTTTCCGATCGGTTATCGGTCGGAAGCCTTCGGGGCAGGCGTTGAGGATGTTTTGATTCAAAGGGGGGTAGCACGTGCGATTGATACCGGAGATTGTGACCGGGCCGACAGCCGAGCCGATCACCCTAAGCGAAGCCAAGAAACAGCTAGAAATCGCAAGCAGCGACACTAGCCATGATGTTCACATCGCGGCATTGATTCAGGCAGCAAGGGAGCAATGGGAGCACGACACCGATTCGGCAACGTGCTTTCGGACGCTTCGAGTAAGGATACCGACCTGGGCCGATGGGTTGACCTTGCCGAGATCGCCGATCCACTCGATCACCTCGATTCAATACTTCGACGGTGGCAACACTTTGCAGACTCTTGCATCGTCGATTTATCAATTGCACGTCGATCAGATTCGCGTTGCCTATTTGCAGGTCTTGCCAGGGACCACGGCTAGATGGGACGCTTGGTCGATTAGCTACCAATGCGGATACTCTAGCGACGGATCGAAAGTGCCAGCGGTGGCTAAGTCGGCGATGCTGATGTTGATTGCTCATTACTTCGAGAATCGAGACATGCTAATGTCCGAAGCGATGCAGACGATGCGACCTTACGAGGCTTTGGTGCGGCGATTCATGAGGAGTAGCTACCCATGAGCGGCAGGCCAAGAGACCTTCGGCTAGGTGCGTTGCGACATCGATGCACCATCCAGCAGCCTACAGAGACCCAAGACGCGGCAGGGCAACCTATCGTCACTTGGGGGCCTTATGTCGTCGACGAGCCTTGCGAGTGGCAACCAACCGGGGGCTTTGAGTCGATGCGTGGCCGTCAACTTGAGGCAGGGACCAGGGCAGTATTTCGCGTTCGGTATCGCTCGGGCTACACGGCAAAGATGCGGGTTTCCTTCGATGGCGAAACCTACGGCATCACGGCAATCAATCCGGTCGACGGGCTACGAAAATACATCCTTTTGGTATGCTCGGCGGTGGTATCTTGAGTACGAAAATTGAAATCAATCACAAACTAATCGAGGCGGTATCGGATATCCCGGTATTGCTTCGCAATGGCCCATTGGGTCGATGCCTCGGGGCATTCGGCAAACCGATCGCAAGGCAAGCCGGAACGCAAGCAAGATCCTCCAGGGGGTCCGGCTCTCGGCTCAAATGGTCGAAGAAATTCAAGAACGCGGCCAACTTCCAAAACGATTCGAAGCAGCATTTTTCCAGCAAGGTAGGCAAAAGCGGCGTGGTAGTTTGGATCGGTGCGACCTACCCAAAGGGGAACAAACAGCAATTCGTCATGCCGTCTAAAAAGGGCGATTCGTACACTCGATACCATTGGGGCAAGCCTGGGACTACGATCGTTTCGGTGAGTCGCAAGGGAAAGCAGTACACGTTCATTGCCAATAGCAAGCCATCGACAGCCCGATTCCCAGTCCAAGAACGGGCAACGGTTCGAGCATTCGACCAAACGCGATCAACTGCCGAGGCTGATTTTTTGGCTCAACTTCAAAAGGAAATCAAGGAGCTTCGTCTTGGCTAAAAATCTAAAACTGACCGACAAGGTAACAATCGCATCGAGCGGAACGACCTCCACGGCATTGACCCTACAGGGCACGATCCCGCTCGCTATGCAGATGCCAGCGGCATTTACCGGGACGGCAATCACCTTCCAATGCTCGAACGATGGCAGCGCGTACTATGACCTCTACAACGGCTCAACGCTCTACAGCGTGACCGTTGCGGCTAGTCGCTACATCGCACTCAACCCCGACGTATTTGAAGGGGTCCGATTCGTTCGGCTAGTCAGCGGGTCTAGCGAAGGTGCGATTCGGGAGATCTTCCTTATCAGTGGGGAGCGTTAAGAGTGTCGGCAATCGGCGAAGCAATACGAACCAAGCTACTGTCCTATGGGACGGTATCGGCACTCATCGGGCAGCGAATGTACCCTGATGCAATGGTCGAAGGTGCTACGCTTCCGGCGGTTGTCTACTACGTGACATCGACGCAACGCGATCACATGCTAAGCGGCGTAGGCAAGTCGGCTCACGCTAGATTTACCCTCGATTGCTATGCAGCGACACGAAGCACATGCAACGCGATCGAAAGAGCTATTCGCGAAACGGGAATTGATTCTTTTAGGGGGACCGTTAGCGGTTACGACCTCGATGGGGTTGATTTCGATTCGGGCGATGAATACATGCAGGAACCACCTACCGATGGTAACCAAGAGCATCGGTATATCGTTAGTTTCGACCTCTTGGTTCACTATGGGGAGCCTTAAACATGGCAGCGTTGACAGTAGCGAGAACCGGACTCGGAGCGACCATTTCCGGTACTGGTTTGGTTACAACTCAAGTTACCCGGATCGGCAATATCAAGATCGGTGTTGACGTACTCAACATTTCGCATCTTGGTACAACCGGATTCGAGGAGGACCGACCGGGAGACTTGCGAAAGAATCCCGATTTGGAAATCGAGTTTAACTGGCTCGGCGCGGCTCCACCGATCACCACCGCGATGATTCCAACTAGTGAGCCTTACGCGGGAATTGCAGCTACGGTTACACTGCCAGGGGCCGGAAGCTATCAAGGAACGGCGTTTGTCAAAGAAACTGAATTCCCCTCGGCGGAAAAAGGGTCCATCATGAAAGGCAAGTATGTTTTGCAGTTCGATGGCGCGACAGAAATCACCTTTACCCCAGCCTAATTAGGAGGCTATTTTGTTCGCACTTAAACAACAGTTCGGGACTCGATTCGACGGTTCCGAAGTCAAGTTAAAGCAGTTTCAGATTCTTTTTGACGGGTCTTTGGTCGGCTACTTGCCTTACGGCCAAGTTTCGCAGATTCAACCGCTCTTGCAGTTTCCGCATGACGCCTTGACCGATGAGGCGGTGGCTATGCTCGAACTTGAAGCGGCTGACGGCCAAGGCATCGAATCGGTTAAAGTCGAAAGACCCGAACAGCACTCGCGTCAATTCGTCGAAGCGGTTCAAAAGGCACTCGATGAAGAAGGGCGGGACGAAGATGACGAGTAAAAGAGAAGCGTTCTTGGCGATGGCATCTAGGCCTTTGAGGACCAAGGATGTCACCATCGGCGATCAAGTGTTTACGATTCGGGAAATCTCCGAGGCTGACGCTTCGGAAATGGAAATCCGAATGCAAACCAAGGATCGCACTTGGGCAGTCGAACGACATCGGGCCTTGCTAGTTGCCTACAGCCTCGTCGACGAAAACGGTCAATTGATTTTGACCGATGATGTCGATGCGAGCGGTAAGGTGACAAAGCAAAACTGGGAGAAAATCCGAGGGGCGGCTAAGTCCCTGATTGCTCCCCTCTATGCGGCTTGCCTCGACCTGTCGGACTACGATGAGCGGGAGATAAACGACCTGGCAAAAAAATAAGAAAGAGCCGAAGGCTAAGAACAGGCTTTCGGCTCGCAGAGCGGCTAGGTATTGAGGATCCGATGGCATGGCTCGCTAGCCTTCCGGCTGGCAAGCTAAACCAGTGGCTAGCATGGGAACAAGTGGAGCCTATGGGTGAAACATGGATGCAAGTTGCTAAGGTGCTAGAGGCCCTTTATCTGCCCATTTACGCGAAGGCTGGAAGTGATGCGCCCGAAGCAGCGGACTACATGCCGGAACGCTACAGACGGCCCAAGAAGAGCGTAGCAAGCGAGATCCGAGCGGCGATTGAAAGCAGCGACGCGATAGCCAACCAGATGAAAGCAATGATGGGAGCTAAAAAGTAATGGCCCAGACGATCAACATTGCGAATATCAAAGTCGGCATGGACATTGAGGAATTGCGCAAGGGCGGTCAGTTTACTCGGGGCGAATTGTCGAGCCTATCGCGAACGATCAAGGCTTCTGAAACGCCATTTCAAAAGCTAGCTAAAGATGTTGCGTTACTCGACAGGGCGTTTGCAGCGGGCGGTATCAATGCGGCGAGCTACAATGCAGCCGTAGATAGCCTAGCCAAAAAACACGGCGTAGCGGCGGTTTATGCCGATCGAGCGGCGGCAGCAGAGGCAAGGCTAGCCAAGGCCAAGCAAGCTAGCATGGAGGCTATGCAACGCGGGACCATACCTAGCGAAATCCCCGACCCGTTTCGAGGCTGGGCAAAGGTCGACGCAACCACGCAAAACGTCAATGGCTTAGCCGGTGCGTTAAGCCGGATCGGCGTTGCAGGACTTGCAATAGGGGCAGTCAAAGGCATTGCCGATCTAGGTCAAGCAGGGCTAAAGGTCGCGATGGCACGCGAGCAGATCCAGGCACAAATGGAGGTGCTGACCGGATCGGCAGCGGCGGCCAAAAAACTGATCGACGCGACAATTGAGCTTGACCAAAAATCGGCTCTATCGGCAACGCAGTTTCAGGATTCATCGAAGGTGCTTTTGGGCTACGGATTGAGCGTCAATGAGGTAATCCCAACGCTCAACAAGTTGTCCGAAATCTCGATGGGCAACAATGAGAAAATGCAGTCGCTTACCCTGGCCTTCGGGCAAGTCAGGGCCAACGGGCGATTGATGGGGCAGGAAGTCTTGCAGATGGTCAATGCTGGATTCAATCCGCTACAGGAAATCAGCCGGACGACCGGCGAATCGATGGCGTCGCTACGCAAGCGGATGGAAGACGGAAAAGTTTCCTTCGAGGAAGTCGCTAAGGCGATGGAAACCGCGACAAGTGCAGGCGGTCGATTCTACGGCATGAATGAAAAGATGGCTGGCACCACAGCGGTTAAGATCGCCAAACTTCAAACGCACTACCAAAACTTTCTTGCGGGCATTGGCAAAGAGGTGACTCCTGGCGTAAATAACGCACTAGACCTAATCAACAAGACCATCGAGGACACGCCGAAACGCGGTGAGGCTATGGCGGGTTGGTGGGCTACGCTGACAGGCAACGCCAACGATTACTATCGCGAAATCGAAGCGGCAAACAAAGCCAAGAAAACCGCCGAGGAACTCGATAAAAAGGCCGTCGAGGCCGAAGCGACCAAGACCAAGTTGGCTAAGGAACGGGCAGACGCGGAGGAACGCAAAGCCAAGGCCCAACAGGCAGCGGTAGATGCCGATAACAAGCGGATTGACGCAGAGCGTTCGGCATTCCAGGCAAGGGTCAAGCAGGCTACGGAAGATCGACGCAAGGCAGGTTTCGCTGGCAACGACGAAGCCTACAAGAAATCGCAGTTGATGGACGATACTTTCGGCATGACCGAAGGCGAAAAGCAGCAAGCCAAAGCGGCCATGATGGACATGGACGAAACGCGGAGGCTTAACGAACTCAATGCGGCTCATGCGTCGATCGAGGCGGCAAACAAAGAACTGGAGATTCAAAAACGCGTTGCTGAAATGAAAGACCAAGGGTTCTTGGCTAGCGACTCGCTACGCAAAGAATACGCAGAACTTGACGCAATGTTCAAGCGTCAACTTGTCGAGGCCGGCAACAACGAAAAACAAAAGGAAGGCATCCGCAAACGGGCAGCACTGGCCGAGCAATCTATCATGAACCGAAGCGACTTTGCGACGATGCAAGAACGCAAGCAAAAGACCGAAGGCCGATTTGGCGACCCTGGCGAAATGATTGCTAAGTCGATCGCACCTGCCATGCGGGCCGGATCCAAAGAGGCGGCAGCATTCTTGCTAAATCAGCGAGCCGACGCAGCGGAAAAAGCCGAGCGGAAGAAATGGCAAAGCGATTTGCTAGCCGAAACGCGGAAGGGCAACCAGATCGCAGAACAGGCCCCTAGACACGCACTAGCAAGGAACTGAAATGGCTAACGAATTGATCGGCGCAGAGCTACGTAAGGGGTCAGGCTTTTGTCGCAAGGGCGAAGGGTTCACGCTCGTTTTTGGAGAAACATGGAACTATCGAGTAAAGACCGATCAGGTTACATCGAGTCGTTTTGATGTCCTTTACGATACCCCTGGACTGCCTAGAGCAGGATTGCTCTATGGGCCCCTGCAATTGATTTGCGACGACGTAACATGCGAGCGGGAAGAAAAGCACGCTCAGTATTGGAACGTGACGGCCAACTTTAAGACGGGATCGGAGCAGCAAAAGCAAAACGAACAGCAAGACCCGAATCCTGCTACTTGGATTCCATTTTTTAAGATCGATTCGTTCACCACCAAAGAAAAGGTACTTGCCAAGGACCGCACAACGCCAACGCCAAAAGCCGGGGTTAACTCAGCAGGAACGCCATTCGATCAGCCTTTGGCAACGACAACCAGCCTTTGCCAATTCTCTTTTGTCCAGTTCGACAGCCCAAGCCTCACCCTAAAAGACTTTCTCGACCGAAACGATACGGTAAATTCGCAGTCGTTCAATACGGGGCGTGAAGTGCTTGCGGCTCGAACGATGCTCATCGAAGTCCAGGAGGCTGAATTAGGCTCCTACGCGGGCTATCAAGCATGGCGGGCCAAGTACCGCGTAACATACGACCCTGACACGCACGACGACAAGAGGGCCGATATAGGGCCGTTCTGGTTGGATGCAGCGGATGCCAACAAGCGAAAGCGATACATGGACGACACGAACGCATTCGGAATCGTCGGAGCGTTGAACGGATCAGGGGCCAAGGCATCGACCCCAGCCGAGTTATCGTTCAGGGTCAAGAAGGAAGACACGCTAAGCTGGATTAGGGTGTCCTAATGGCCGACGAAACGCTCTACAGTTTCAACTACGCCGACTCGCAGGCATTACTAGCCCAGATAGGCCCTAGCAAGTCCGGCGGGGGGTCTAGGAGCGACGCGATAAGCGATAACGCGATTTATATTGGGGTAGCCACTTCGATCATCACAGCAAGGGCAGGGGCGACGCTAGGGACCGGAACGGCGATGCTAAAGCAGGTTAGCGATGCAAACGTACTGAGTGATTTGCATTCGGTGGCGGTAGTCAATGCAGGTTCGGAAATCGCCAACGGATCGCACATGCTAGGCTTTCGAGTCGGCAATAAATTCGTAGTAGTGGAGCTTTGCTAATGGGATGCTTCGGGAAATGCGGCTGCCCCTGTTGCCTTGAGCCTGAGGATATGCCTTACGAATCCGTTTCGCTCATCGCTCCGCTTGACGATTGCGAAGGCGGGTTAGGCGGCGGCAGTATTGGAATCGGTGGCCCAGGCGGTCCAGGCGAGCCGATTTACCCATCGGCGGAATTCAATCCGGCTGGATGCTGCTTTACGGCTGACTTCAATCTAGGGTGCCAAGAGTACGTTGAGCATTGCGGGGTGTGGGCGCAGCAAGATCTGGACTTTGCGTACAAGGTCGAATACTCAAGGCCAACTATTAGCTACCACGGCGAACCCGGCGATCACGACTGCAACTGCGTTCTAATCCAAACCGAAAACGTGACCTTCAGTCGAACCGACAAGATATACTGGGTTGCAAGATACAAACTAAAGACGATCCGAATTCACGTTGGGAAAGTTTTGGTTCGATGCGATGGCGATGAAGCACCGGCGTGTAAATACTACGTAGCGGCTAGTTACGTTTTTGAGGTGTGCGATTATCCGCTCTTGTGGGATGCCGGGGTAACGCTATTCCCTGAGTACACGATCGAAACAACTTGCACCGGCAACTATCGCCCAGGCAATTGCAGCTATACTGGAACATCGCAAGAGGCTAGCACTATAAACGATTGCCAGGATGTTTTGGATGCCGACCCTTGGCAGTTTTGTAGCGAGACTGAAAGCAAGATCATCTCGCGGATCAAGCTTTACGACGCCTTGCCTAGCGGGCAGATTACGATCACGAACGCGGATTTGCCACCTGTCAGTTGTTGCGGTAGCGAAACGGGCTGCATTGTTTCGGGCCAGCCTTGCGGGTTGCAGTTGGTTAGCAATTGCGTTCCGAATTTACCGACCTACAACGGGCCTCCGGCATCCGACCACTATTTTTGCCAGCAGCCACTAGGAAACAATCCAGGCCCTCCGCCATACGAAGATGGTTGCGATATTGTTACGGGATGCCCGCAGATCGAAGGCAAGCAATTAACGGAAGGCACTTGCGAAGGCTATGTCTTCGACGCCGACAGCGGTTGCTACGCTTTCGATGGTTCGGTTTTGGATTCTTGGCCTGGACTCGATAGGTTTTATTGCGGCTACTGCGAAACCGACGAAGGCATCGTTAAGTATTACACCGACATGTACGGAACTTTTGGGGCGTGTGCGTTTACGGGCCTTTGCTTGACGGGAGAATGCTGCTTTACGCCGGACAGCCCAGACGTGCAATTTTCTTGCCAGGAGTTCTACGGCGATCAATTCGGTAGTCCGTATTGCAGCGTGGCTATCAGCGACTACACCTGCACGATAGGCGAACTACAGGCGAATACAGTTGGTGCGTTTTGTTTTAACCTTCCATCGGTAACCATCGAGCTATCATGATCGATCGTAGCGATCCAGACATAGCCAAAAAGCTACTTCCTCCGAAGGCTAACGGGGTTTCGCATGGCAGCCCGGTCAGATCGTCGTCGATTGTGTTTCGCCCACTGGTAAACCCTTGGATCGCACTACACAACGGCTCAATCGTCGATGCTGCGGGCCTAGCCGAATGGGAAAAGACCATCCCTCAATACGAATGCGGATGCCGAGCTTTTTACGCAAAATACAAGGCCGACAACCCCCCCGATTTCAGCACCCCCGAAGCGTTCTTTGCTTGGGGCGTCGCACTACACAACGCAGTAAACCGCAAGCTCGGCAAGCCTGAGCTGACCTACGAAGAGGCTCTATCGATTTGGAGGAAACCCGATGGCCCAACCGAAGACGGCAGCGAGATTGTACCTTGAGGAGCTTTGCGCGAAGTTCCCTGACCACTCGAATATAGGGCTAGCCAAGCGAGCCAAGGCCGAACGACCCGAGAGCTTTACTTCGATCGACGGGGCCAGGAGTCTCATTCGAGTCATTCGAGGGGCATCGGGAAACAAGCTTCGCGGTACAGCAACGCAAGTAAGGCCCAAAGGCAAGGCGGGCCAAGTTCCGAAGATGCCACCATCCCTTGCAGAGCCCTGGGAGCCCTTCACGGTCGACGCAAAGCGGATTGGGATACTGTCAGACATCCATATTCCCTACCACTCGGAGACAGCGTTCAAGGCGGCGGTAGATGCCCTCAAGAAAGAATCGATCGACACCCTTTTGCTCAATGGCGATGTAGCGGATTTCTACCAGGTTTCTAGGCATCAACGCGACCCAAAACACAGGCGGTTTTCCGTTGAGCTTCAAGCGGTGATTGAGGGGCTAGAGTGGCTACGGCACGAATTCCCCAAAAAGCGAATCATTTACAAGTATGGCAACCACGAGGAGCGATGGGACCACTTCATCTGGAATCGAGCCCCTGAGATTTACGACCTAGCGAATGTGCGGATCGATGAATTGACGCAATGCAAGCGGCTAGGGATCGAAACGGTCGGCGATCAAAGACCAATCATGCTAGGCAAGCTTCCGGTGCTTCACGGTCACGAATTGGGCAAGTCGATTTTCAGTCCAGTCAATCCCGCTAGAGGGGCATTCCTTCGGACGCATCATACCGTCTTGGTGGGCCACAGCCACCAAACAAGCGGCCATGCGGATACCGATATGTTTCACAGCGAAACTTTCGTATGGTCGACGGGGTGCCTTTGCGATCTCACCCCAGGGTACGCTAGGGTAAATCGATGGAACCACGGATTCGCATTGGTCGAGGTTGCTAGCGATAAATCTTTCAATGTTGCGAATAAGCGTATCAATCGAGCCGGGGCGGTAAGGGGTGCGTAAATGCGAGCAGTCATACGCAAACAAACTTGGTCCATAGTCTCGCAAGTCCAAGACGGTGAGTCCGGTTTTTGTGACCACGAAGGCGAACGGGGCCAGCCTATGACGATCGGAATAAAAGACGGGCTAGGCGAACTAGAGGAGCTCGACACAACGATTCACGAGGCCCTTCACGCAGCCTATCCAGATCTATCCGAAGAGGCCATTGACGAGACGGCAACGGACCTTGCAAGGCTGCTTTTGGCGAGGGGGTTTGGCCGGTTATGATCCTATCAGTCCCCAAGGAAACACGCGAAAAGATCAGGCAACTAGCCGAGATGTACGACGCTCTGCCAGACTGGAAAAAGGGGCGGCTTGAGTACTCGATGGGTCCGAAAAACGACAAGCCAAGGCCCCCGGTCGAACCGAAACAGTAGGATTCCAGAAAATTCTTTCCCTGCGTTTTCATTGACCAAACGCATCTTTTCGGGAAATCTTGCTAAGATTATCGGATTCCCTATTGAATCCTGTCGAACATGGCGATAATCTTTCTGCATCAGTCGAACGCACAACGCGAACGACGCAAACGCAAGACCGGGAGTGATGACAAGATGAATGCAACAATCGAAATCACAAGACAAGCACTCGACGCAGGCAAGATCGTCCACGCTGGATGGACTCCAAGCAGAGACACAGCGGACCAATGCGGCGTCAACGTCTTGGATTTCTTCGACGCAAGCGGCAAGTTTCTCGGGGCTGACGAAAATGGCGTAGAGCCAATTTTCGAGACTTGCTAAGCCCACTGACGAGGCCGGGAACGGCGAAACCCTTCGGGGTCTTTTTTCACAACACTAACGGGAGATGATGACAGATGGCAACAGTAATGACAGCAAACAGGGTTCGAGTGGCGATCGACGCTGCTTGGATGCAAGCCAACGCAAGCCTGCTTTTCTACACCCAAGCCAGCGATGGCGTTTGGGTGCCTCGATGCGATTTGGTGCAGTACGAAGCTGGACGCAGGCCGTTTCGAGCCTAGCCCCCCCCTAGCCGTTTCCGGGTCGGCTCCGGTTTACCTTGGTTTACTTTGGAGGATAAGATAGATGATCGACTACAACTTTATGGGTCCAGCAAGTGACGACGCAAGCAAGGCAGCTAGAGCCGTTGCTAGTGCGATGGAAATGTACAGCACGACCGAATTTACCAGATACGTTGTCGAGTGCGCCTTGATTCGTCTAGGCGATGGATGGGACGAAAAGTCCTTGCGGGCAGTACTGGAAAACTGCTCGTTTTTTGATGAGGTCGAATAGTTTTCTTGCCCCCGAAGTTATCGCGGTGGAACACGCTAGGAGACTAGCGGGCGCAGGTTCGAATCCTGCCGGGGGCGTTGGATCATTCACTAGCCGACCGGGTTCGATATTTCGACTGAGTGGAACACTCAAGCCCGTTTAAGCTTTCATTGGCCTGCGATCGAATCGCATAGCATAAGGAGAGAAAACATGAAAAACTAACCGCAAGTTAGGCCGGGCTGGAGGCGAAACCAGCGAGGCGGCAACGGTCTACCAGTTGCGAGGATCGGATACCGTAATGTATTACCCTTTTCACGTTTGAGTAGCAGGTGTGACCCCTGCCCGATCCTTTTACAACGACCGCTTGGAGATCACACATAGAGGGCTGCAAGCTCCGTTGTGACGAGGGTTCGAGTCCCTCACGGTCGGCTGGATCGGCGGCGTGGCGGTAACCACGACGGGAAGTGGTGAAACGCTGGACGGCATACCACTAACGAAGTCCAGCAAAGCGGGTAGCCAATCCCGCACGATCCTTTGAGTTGCATCCTGGTTGGTCGACAGACCTATCTCGCAAGGGAGAAAAATACTGCAATTGGTCCGCTTAGCAGGATAAGCGGCACCGACTGAGCCCAGCAGCTTTCACGTTACGCGGCAGATTGAAATCTGGGTAGCCGCGAGGATCGGCGGCGTGGCGGCAACTACGACGCGAATGTGCGGGGTGAGTAAAAAAGCGACGACCCAATAAGTCAGCATGCGACACCCAAGCAGGTAGCCAACCCTGCCCGATCCTTTTTACTTTTACCTTGGAGTGATGATGAGCAAGTGGCAACCTAAAACACGCGGCGGATATCCGGTCGAGAATGTTCGACCGATAGATTTGGGCATCTGGAAGTGGGCTGGCGAAGTCACGCATCCGGACGGCAGTAAGTTTACTCTTACGTGGACGGAAGACGGCTACCACGGCAGCCACAGGCAACCAAGTGACAGCGACCTAGTCCCCCTAGAAGCCCCGGCAGGGGTCTCGGCAGATCCGGACCCACGCAAGGCACTAGCCGAGGCGGCGAAGGCTTACAAGTCGGCTTGCGATGTCATGGACCTAGCGATGGAGGAGGAAAGCCAATCGCTCGACGCTTTCATGGACTTGCGCAAGGCTTGCGGGCTCGATGATATTGTGGTTGCAATAGGCGAACGGCATTTTCTGTTTTCAAACGCCGACGATGAAATCCTGATAAGCGAAATTGAGGTGCTTTGATGGACCCTATCTACCTACTAGCGATCGTTCGCAAGACCCGCGACAAGTCCAGCAAGCTTACGCGAATCGCGAAGTGTAGTTTCGATCAGCCCTCAAGCGTCGCGGGTGCGGCGTGGTGGACGATCGAAGTATTCGACAACCCAATACCATCGATGCTAGATCAGGTCTTTGTGGGTCGCGACATGGACCCCGGCATTCGATGCTCAGAGGCTCTAGCCGAGCGCTTGGTATCTGGCCTATCGTTGGCTAGCGGGCAGAAGTGGGAGATCGAGGCTTGCGGGCCTATAGACGCTGACGACGCGGTGTCGTTGCGAATTGAGTTGGAAGTGGTTTAACTTTGGAGGATGGATAGATGAAAAACAAATTCGAGGCCCTGAAAGCCTTTCAATCCTGGCCCCGAGAGTGGCAGGAGCTTTGTGCGGAATTTTGGGCAAGCGACGATGAGCCGAAGGTAGAGCAGTTGATGCAAGCCGAGCCACAAAGGGCGGCAAAACCAAAGCGAAAAATAGAGGAATGGTCTATTGCGCAACAGGAGCACCTAGTCGAGTGCATGAATCAATGCGGATCGCAAAAGCACGCAGCCGAAAGGTTTCTTAAGCGATATCCAGGCCGAAAGCCAGGAGCGGTTAAGACCAAGATTTACAACATGACCGACGCTAACGGCGTGATGCACGTGAGGTACTAACATGACAGCCCTACTTTTCCTGGCAGGCTTCGTCCTCGGGTGTTCCTTCGGTTGCGGCGTCACTTTATGGGGGCTGATGGATGCTTAGCGAACTACTCAACCTTGGCGGCGTTTGTGCGGCGGTTCTAGTGTTGCTTTCAACAGTGGCGGCTTTATGCGATTCCTAGTACTTCTAGCGGTGCTTGCTGGTTGCAAGTCCGCTCCGGTTCAGTACGAGATGATGGAGGTTAATGGTGGCGAAAAAATGCAAGATATGCACCGATCAATTCGAGACACCGAACAGGGCTCTATGCCCCAAGTGCTATCGATTGACCCGGCAGGGTGTCGACCGAATGGAGATTTGCATGGCTCACGCCGAGCGGATTCCAGAGCGAGCCGAGCGGTACTTGGCCCAGGCAGAATTGTTTCGCCAGGAGATCCTCGACAAGAGCCCAGACGCGAAAAAGGAACTGCGAACGAATCGACGGCTAGCGGCTTTGGTTATGTCGATCAAGCCTCATAAACCACGAAGGCAGTGGGCCAACACCAAAGCTGCTGCCGATGTTTATTGGTGTCCTCGGTGCAATGTAGCACTGACCCGACAGAGTTGTCTTAAATGCGAAATGGAAATCAAGGGGTTGTTGAAATGAACTACATCGAACAGTTTTGGGTTCCGGCAACGTCAGAGCACGTTACCAGAGTTATGAATGGCGTAACGGTTGAGGCGAGGTTTCGGGATGGCGTCGAAGATAGATGGATTTACGCTTCGCGGCTCGGTGGGTGGGCTAACCATAATTGCTTCCCTTGGCTCGACGAATCTAGGTCAGGATGGACCCACTGCCAGGTCTACGCCCCCCCGCAATGGTTCCTCGACAAGCCCGAGCCGGGCGAAGGGTACAGGCTGCTGGAGAAGTTTCCCGATGAGCCGGTACAGGGCGGTGATTTTGCGTTCGACCGATCGATGGGTTGGATCGAGCTAAGGAGCGGATGCAACCCCACTCAAGCCGGGGGTGTCTGGTATCGCCGGCGAATCGAGCAACCGAAGCCAGTTTTTAAAGTCGGCGATTGGGTTAAGATCGCAAAGCCCTCTCCAGGCGTCGCGAATACTCGCCTTTCGTGGACGAGCCCCATGGACGAGTACGACGGAAGGATAACTCAGATTTCAAAGTTTCGTTGCGGCTACCCTCAGCAAGTGCTCGTTACTGACACCACGCAATGGCATTTTCACGTAAACTGGCTTACGCCTGCCGAGCAACCGAAGCCCGAGCCGAAGCACTACGTTTTGCAGGTCGGCGATACGATCGAGACTCCAGCGGGATACTTGCTGACAATTACCGATCGCGGTTACAGTGCCAAAGCCCCCTAGCGTCTCTTCGGTCTGCTTGACCCGTGGCGTCTGAGCCTAAAAAAGTGGTGCGCGGTACGAGCATGGGCTTTCATCCAGCCCTATCGACCGAAGCTAAGTCAGTTGGTGCAGGCTGAGGCTAGCTATCCGACGTGGTGTAATTGGTAACGGCTTGCCCTCGTAGGGATCACAAGTCTTGCGGGTTCGATTCCCGCCGTCGGATTTGGTTTGAGTTTGGTACTCTTGAAAGGCGAAATAGCATGATTGGACGAACAATGAGATTGGCTTGGCTTGCGATGATCGCGAGCGAAAAGGAACTTAACAGGATCGGCAAATCTCGCAAGGATTTGAAGCGAGGGGGATTCAAAGGTCGCGATTCGGAAAACTACGTTCCTAGACTGACCAAAGCCCCAAGGAGAAAGGCGGCAAAACATGACGCAACCTAACGACGGCGGGCCAGTAGGTTATCACGCAATCAAGGCCCTGTCGAATAGTTCGCTATCGGTCCTCAAGCGTTCGCCGACTGAGTTCTACAAGCGATTCGTGACGGGCGAAATGAAGGGCCAGGAGACCGATGCGATGCTCTTGGGCTCGGCGGTTCACATGCTGGCCCTAGAGCCTGACGAATTCGATGATAAGTACCGAATTGAGACTGGCCCTATTAACGCATCGACTGGCAGGCCCTACGGACGCGACTCGAAAACGTTTGAATCGTGGCTAGGCCGGGCAATGTACGAAGATGCTCGAATTATCCTGCTGCAAGAAGAGTTCGCCGAGTCGCTAGCAATCGCCAAGGCCTTCCAGGCTCACCCTGAGATCGCGGCGATTATGGCATCGATGGCTAAGAAACTTTTCGAGTCGGAGTACGCGATGGAGTACGAGACCGACAGCGGCAAGGTCGACCTGAAATGCAAGATCGATTTCGTTTGCCCTTCGGAGCGGCTGATTATCGACCTGAAAACCACGAGCGACCCTAGCCCGTACGCTTGGGGCTGGTCGGCTGAGGACTTCGGGTATCACAGGCAAGCGGCGATCTACAGCGACGCGATGGAAGCCAAGTACGGCGAACCGTTCCGATTCCTATTCGGAGTAGTTCGATCCAAAGAACCATACGAGGCGGCTGTCTATGAACTGGACGCCGAATCGATCCAACGAGGGCGGTCGGAGTACGAAGCCCTTATCGAAGAGTACATCGATCGCAAGGCCAAGAACGATTGGCTTAGCGATTGGCAGCGAGGCGTGTTTCCAATTAATGTTCCAACCAGGAGACGAAAGTAAGATGAGTACCGAAAAGACAACAACGACCGACAAGCCCGCAGCGGTGGAGATCCCGCTTGCGAGCGATCAAAACGCAGGGGCGATAACCAAACCTGCGAGACCAGCGACCTTTCGAGAGCGATGCTACGAAATTAGCTTCCCGATGCTTGTAAGTGTCGTTGGTGAGGCCAGGGCAAAGGAAGCGACCGGACGAGTGGCGGCGGCCCTAGCGGCGGTCAAGGAAAGCGCCAGAGATCCATCGGCATTTGATAAATGCACTGCCCAGAGCATTGGGCAGGTAGTCGCGATTTCTGCCCTGACGGGAATCTATCCGGGGACAGGGGCGGCGGCTTTGGCCTATGCGATCCCTAGGAGCCCTCGTAAGGGCGAAGACCCGCAGTTGACGTATCAATTGAGCCATCGAGGGCTAGCTGCTTTAGCGAACCGTGCAGGCTCTCACATGGTCGCGATTCCTATAAGTTACACCGACGTAATCGAGGTGACCGAAGCAGGGGACGTAGTTGTTCGGTCAATGGACCTAGACAATCCACCGATCACAGAGGCGGAGCTTCGCGGGGTGATTGTCCAGGTGAAGCGACTCGACACGGGCAATCTAGTTTGTTCGGGCTGGGTTCCGAAGAAACTCATCAACGAACGGCGGGATACTTCCGATTCGTACCGATTCGCTGAAAACCCGAAGAACGATTGGGCTAAGGCGTCTAGCCCTTGGCACGCATGGTATACGCCACAGGCGATGAAAACGGCGATGCACTACGCAATTGGCCGGGCTTGGTGCGTGATCGACGATACCGAGGCCCAGCGAGCTTTGGCGGCGGATGTTCAGTCCGACATCGTTGACGGCGAAGTTGTTTCGCGGTCGGTCGGCAAATTGACGGTTAAGGAAAATAAGGAGGTGCAGGGTGAGTAGTCTAGCAGAAGCGTACTTGGAATTTGGATTGACTCCAGCGCAGTATCACGGGCAGTTAGATAGGCTATGGAAGGCTCTAGGTGTTACCGGGGGCCCGAACGGCGAAGATGTTTTTACGTTGGCGATTAAGGCAATTGAGCAAGCGAGGTGCAAGGTGAGTAGTATCGAAGGAATTCCAGACGGCTGGGAGTTGGTGAGGGTGGGTTGTCCGACCAATGGGGAGTTCTACCTTGGCATGAATGGGCAGCCTATAATCTGCAATCTTGTTTTTCATGGTTACGCCTACATCATCATTCGCAAGATCGAGCGACACAAGCAGTATCGGCATTTTGCGAATGCGGCGGAGTATGAACCTCATCGGGATCGGTGGATTCAAAGGAGCCACAAGCACGACACAAAAGACACGCCACCAGCAGGGTGTTTTCGCGTCTCCTCTTACAGCGATGACGGCGTTTGGACCATTGACGGAAAGGCGATTTCATACAGGCAGATGTTTTCGGAAGGCAAGACCTTCGACGACGGCAGCCCCTTCGGGGTGGAGGTGACAGAGTGAAAAGCGAATTCCGGCGAGAGTTTATTACGTTCGCTTGCGTTGCTCTTATGATCGTCGTTTGCTTGGGGTGGGTGGCAGCCCTGCTATGGCGAGTCGGAGGAGAACTAGCGAACCCCAAAGAGCCCCAACTTTACACCGTGCATTTCGACGGCATCGACTACCAAGACCTATCCGGTAGGTACTGCGGTAAGCTCTATTCGAGCTACATTACCAAGTCCGGCAAGCGTATTGAGTTTCGCGGGAATTTCTACGAGGTGGAGCAATGATCGAGCAATGGAAACCAACAACAGCGGGCGGGCATCATGTGCGGAATGTTGTGCGTGACACAATAGGCTGGCGAGGCGAGGTCTGCTTGCGGCCAGGTGGGCCACACAGAGAGCATCCAGGAGACTGGCAAGTGGAGGTCTGGCACTCGGACGGGACGTATTACGGCGGCAAACCGAAAAGCGAATTAGATTTGGTGGCAACTAACGAAGGGGAGCAGTCGTGAGCATGACAGCAGAGCAGATTTTGAAATCGGCAATATTGGATCAGGTCGCGGAGTGGATTAAGGACGACGGCGATACAAATCTAGTCCTCGAAGGCCCATTCGACACGCAAGAGAAAATCGACGCAGCATTCGAGGCAATCGAAGATCACGGGCTAGACGATGAGGTATCGGAAGCCGAGGCAGAGCTTCGCGGGTCCTACACTCACGAGACCGGCTTTCAAGGCATGTATTCGCGTCACTACGAATACAAGTCCGTCGCAAGGAAGTTCGGCGACAAGTGGGTCGGCTGGACCTATTGGTACGGCGGCGGAAAGCATGGCGAGCCCGAGTCTGTTGAGTGGATTGAAGATGCGTATTTCGTCGAGGCCAAAGAAGAGACTAGGGCTGTGTTGACTTTTACGAAACAAGAAAACGAAGGAGAGCAATCATGAGCGACTGGAAAGAACGGATCAAGCAATGGGCGGCGGATCGCAATTTGATCGAGGGGTCGACGGCCTTTAAGCAGGTGCGAAAACTGATCGAGGAAACCGAAGAGCTAGCGTTCGCCTTGCACGAAAATAACATCGAGGAAACCAAAGACGCTATCGGCGATATCCAAGTCGTCTTGTGCGTAATGTGCCACCAATTGGGCATCGACATCGACGAATGCCGGGAAATCGCCTGGGAGCAAATCAAGGATCGCAAGGGCAAGATGGTCGACGGGGTGTTTGTGAAGGGGGTGCAAAGTGACTAACCCAAAATGGGAAATTGGGCCGGTTAAGTTGATCGGCGGCCATGAGGCATTTATCGACGCGATCAACGAAGACCAAGAGGACTTTCGGTACTCAGGCAGGGTAAGAGGCCAACGCGGCATCATGGTCTCTACAGGTTGGCACGCTAACGGGCGGTATATGTACGCAGAGAGCGGCCACGGACACAACCTAGCCCCACCGCCGAAGAAAACGGTGCGGGTGCAGGCGTGGATTAATGTTTACGTGGACGGCCAGCACGCTTTACATTGGTCGAAAGAATCGGCTTTGGCGGGGGGCGAGCACGCTCGGTTTGCCCTCATCGAAATCGATCGCGAAGTCACGGAAGGGGAGGGGCTATCTTGATCTACATCTACAAAGCCGAACTGATCCGCGTCGTCGATGGCGATACCGTGGACCTGATTATCGACCTGGGATTCGATACGTTACGCAAAGAGCGATTTCGGCTCTACGGCGTCGATGCACCGGAGATGAATACCGCTGAGGGCAAGGAGGCTAAGGCGTGGCTATGGGAGGTACTGCAACCCCTTGAGGCGATCTATGTTGAGACGCTACAGCAAAAGACCAAGGCTAAGCGGGATAAGTACGGGCGGTTTTTGGCGGTGCTGTACAGCGACCTTGGCGACCTTCGGGCGAACCTACCGCCGAAAACACTTGCCGTGGAGTCGATCAATGCTCGAATGATTGTCAGAGGTCACGCAAAGGAAAGGTATTGGTAAATGAAAGCCAAAAAAACAAAACGCGAGGTTGAGTTAGAGCGAGCTACCGCTGAGTTCATTAAGTATTGCGACGACAAAGAGGCCGCCCAAACGCGGTCGTCTGAATCGTTCGATGAAATTAACAAGCATTTTTGCGAGGCCGTCAATCGTCTTGGCAGGCATCTAGCGGGATGCAAGGCTACATTTCAAATAAGAAGCCGGAACGAACCAGGGGCTTCGGAAATGCTAACGATTCGCGTAAAGGGCAAGGTTTTGAAGTCTGGCCGAATGCACCCTGTCAAAGGCGTGCTTGCATCCAAAGACCCTGCAAACTTTATCGTGTGGTTGCTATGGGACTGCATCGGACACGCTAAAGGCGTATTTAAGCATGCATTCTAATTTGACTATCGGAAAGGCATCAATAAATGAACCCCTACCAACCCCCTGACTCCGACGAAAGCCAACTCGACCGGATCGAGCGGAAGATTGACAAGTTGAGCGGCGAATTTGTCGTGACGCTTTTATTGGGCGCAGTATTTACGTTGCTGGTTTTTTTGCTAGTCGAAATCGTTTCGGCCAGGTGGAAGTGATTGAAAGGCTACTCGATGAAATTCGAACTACACCACGGCGATTGCCTCGACGTACTTAAGACCCTTGCTGATTGCTCGGTCGATGCGATCGTTACGGATCCGCCTTATGGGCTAGGTAAAGAGCCTGACCCGGTTAAGGTAATGGCGGCTTGGGTATCGCAAGGTTATTTTGAGGTTGAGGGGAGCGGCTTCATGGGCAAAAAATGGGATGCGTTTGTCCCGCAGCCTATTATCTGGAAGGAGGTTTTTAGGGTGCTGAAACCCGGTGGGCATCTACTAGCGTTTGCCGGGACTCGGACGCAGGACTGGATGGCAATGTCCCTGAGGTTCGCAGGCTTTGAGATCCGCGATATGATCGCCTGGGTTTATGGCTCGGGGTTTCCGAAGAGTCTCGACGTATCGAAGGCTATAGACAAGGCGGCAGGGGCAGAGCGGGAGGTGGTAAACACAAGGATCGTAAAAGACATTCGCAGAAATGTAGAAGCCGATCTAAAGCAAGGAAAGACGGATAGATGTGGAAAATTTGCTCCTGGATCTCCAAGCTTGCGCATGGAATACAGCCTTACCGCCCCCGCTACCGAAGCCGCTAAGCAATGGGAAGGATGGGGCACCGCCCTCAAGCCTGCACTAGAGCCGATCACGCTAGCCCGCAAGCCACCTATCGGAACCATCGCAGCCAACGTACTCGAACACGGAACGGGCGGGTTGAACATTGATGGGTGCAGGATTGCGACTGAAAATGGCGAACCGGCTTGGCACTACCCGAAAGGTCCAGGCGGCAACGTAGGGCAGGAGATTTTTTCCGGCTTGAATAGCATACGCACTGAATACACCGCACCGGCATCGGGCCGATTCCCTGCTAACTTCATCCACGACAACAGCGAGGAGGTGTTGGCGTTGTTTCCTGAGGTGGCAGGCGTTGTGGGGGCAAGGCGCGAGGGAGGCGATAAGTCGATATTCAGCGGTGGCGGGCATTCGCAGGCAGAGAAGCAGCGGATAGTCGGGGGAGTAAAAGACACCGGCAGCGCAGCACGATTTTTCTATTGTGCTAAAGCCAGCCGCGACGACCGGGACGAAGGGTGCGGGGAACTTGAGGAGCGAACTAAGCGGATTCTTGGCAGCGGGATAATTTCATCGGACCATCCAGAAACTGCTAGCGGAGGCGGCGACCGTCTAGCCCGCAACCCCCATCCAACGGTTAAGCCTACCGACTTAATGCGTTACCTATGCCGACTTATCACACCGCCAAAAGGTATCGTCCTAGACCCCTTTATGGGCTCAGGATCGACCGGAAAAGCGGCGATGGCAGAAGGCTTTCGGTTCATCGGCATTGAACGCGAGGCCGAATACATCGAGATCGCTCGGGCTAGAATTTCCGCCGAGGCTGAAAAGCCAAGGCAGTTGAGTTTGTTTTGACCCCAAAGAGGCTGGTCCCCCTCGGCAAAGGTGCTTGCTATCTAGACTAGCAAGAGTCCAGCCAAACGGACTGGTGCGCGGTACGAGCCGGGTTCACGAAAGCCTAATCGACCGTCGGCAAGCGTGGACTAGTCTCCATCCGCTTGCCCCAGGGCCGTCTGTTCTAATCGGCGGGCGGCTCTTTTAAGTTTTGTTCCAATGGCTTTTGAAAGGCGAATAATGAGCGACGCAAACGAAAAGATTCTGAGGACTGTTGCGGCTAGAGGGGAGGCGGTGTTTACGATCGCATGCAAGCCGTTTGAGCACTATTGCGAATTCGAGGTGTTCGAGATCCTTTCGAGCGAACCGACTACCCTATGGAGTTTGCCGAGCGGATCGAGGCCAGACCCAACGGACGACCTGTCGAAAGCCGAGCGGTTTTTGCATGGCTCGATTAAATGGGACGGGTGCTCAAATTGGCACTTCGATATTCAGGATGATTGCATGATCCATTTTTGTTCGGCTCAAGATGCGGCAGCTATCGGCGTTTTGTTTAACGAGCTTTACAGTATCGCAGACGAATTGATACCCGGCGGTATTCGCTAGGGGCGGCTCTTTTACGCTCCGTGTGGGGCGGTGTCCGGTGGTTTTAATTGGAGTGCGGAAAATGAACGACAGGCGATTTATGATTTTCAAGATTTCAGAGGATACCGTGGCTAGCTTGCTTCGGTGCGACGGAAAGGTGTTTAGGGTATCCGCTTCGGAATGCCCGGCAGACGCAAAAGTTGCAGGGGTGTTCTTCGATCATCCTTCGGGATGTTTTTGGATCCGCATGGAATCGCAAAGCTTCGAGCCGGTCCCAGAGGGGTGTCAGATTCCGATCACAAACAGATCGGTGTGGATAGAAGAAATCAAGCCTGAACTAATCAACCCAAGCTACGCTCCGAGTGGGGCGGTTTAACTCGAAAGGAAACATAATGGCAGAATCAAAATTTACTCCGGGGCCGTGGGTGGCTGAACAGCACAAAGACTGCGGAATTTTCAGGATCAAAGCAGGCGACCAATACATAGCTTCGCTTGCGCTTTGGAATGAGGCGAACGAAGAAGCCAACGCCGAACTAACGGCCGACGCTCCAAGGTTGCTTGAGGTGCTGCGGAAGGTGCTTGAGTATTCGCACATCGACCAAAGTTGGCTCACGCTCGACGAAGCGGAACGGGCTTTCACAGAGGCCCATGAGCTACTCGAAAAACACGGCGGCTAGATTATTGTTCAATGGTTTTAACTGAGGGTGAAATGATGAGCAAGCAAAAAACAGACAGCGATCAGATTAGGCCGATTTCGGTAGGTGATTTACCTAAATGGGGCGATGCTGCCGAGGCATCGGAACGCAGCTATCGAAGGGGCTTTGTTCACGGCTTTTCGATGGCGATTGACGCAGCGGAAAAATGCATGACCATCAGCGATATGCTCGACTACCTGAATAACGACCTTGCCGAGTGGAGGGAGTCGAGCGCGGACAGTGAGAAGATGCCCCCTAATCTTCCGTAGGCAACGTATTCCCAAGGATTCAACAATGGTTAAAATGATTGCGTCAGGTTGCAAGCCCGACGAAAAAGAAACAATTCCCCCGACGGTATCTTTTGGTGCGTACTCGCGCCAGGGCTTGCAACCGTATGCCGTCGGGGGATTTTTCAACACAGGTTCCAATCATGGCTAGAATCAGGACGATCAAGCCTGAGTTTCCTCAGAGCGAAAGCATGGGCAGAGTGAGCCGCGAAGCTAGGCTTTGTTTCATCCTGCTTTGGACCATTGCCGACGATTCGGGGAGGCTTCGAGGTAATTCGCGAATGCTCGCGAGTCTTCTTTTCCCGTATGACATCGACGCGGGAAAGAAGATCGACGGTTGGCTAGACGAACTGGAATCAGAAAAATGTATACTGCGGTATCAGTCCGAGAGTAAGGATAGCTACCTTGCTATTCTCAACTGGCACAACCACCAAAAGATCGATAAACCCAGCAAATCCAAGATACCCGAGCCGGATTCGAGAGCATTCGCGAACATTCGCGAGGATTCGAGAGGGCTCGACGAACCCCCGCGAACTATCGTCGGGGGATCTAAGGATCAAGGAGAGGACCAAGGAAGGGACCAAGGACCATCTATTTGCACCGAGCCACAAGGTGACTCGATGCCGTTGGCCGATCACGGTTTCACCCTCTCGAACGGAAACCTTTGGAGGCCGACAGTAGCCAAGATCCACGAATGGCAAGCGACCTTCCCGATAATGGACCTGGATGCCCAATTGCGGCTTGCGGGCCAGTGGCTCAAAGACAACCCAGCCAAACGCAAAACCGAAAAGGGGATGCATCGATTCCTCTTTGCTTGGCTCGAACGGGCGCAGAACAACAACAAGGGCTTGCCATTGTTCCAACCGAACCAAGCCCCTAAGCGACCTGACCCTTACGCAAATTGCCCGAGGTACTCATGAGCATCGATAAGCAAATCGAAATGACCCTCCGCGATGAGGAATTCCTGGTCGGCGGCTTGCTGGTCAAGCCGGCTTCGATCTACGAGGCTTGCGAAGTCGTCGCGGCAAGGGACTTTTTTTCCGATGGCTTTGGCAAGGTGTTCTCGGCAATCCAGGTTCTAAGCTCGATGGGCGTACCGCTAGAGCTTGCAAACATTTGCCAGGAGTTGCAGAAGGTCAAGGCCGTTGACGCGATTGGAGGCCCTGCCAAGTTCGCTGAAATGATTCGTACGGCAGTTCCGCACCATGTTCGATACTACGCCGAAGAGGTGGCGAAATGGTCCAGGCGTCGAAAGCTGGCGGTAATGATCGATGATTTTGCCCAGGAAATCCGAACCGATGTTAGTTTCGACCCGGACAGGATCGCCGATGAAATGTCCTCAGCGGC